AATATACATTGTTCAATTATTTTTGTGCCTGGTAATAATAATACTTGATGTAATCCATCTGCAAAATTAATATATTTAATAATATTATCATTGATTCTAAAAACATACATATGTGGATTAGGATTTTTATTACTATAACTGATTGCTATATCAACATTAAAAGAAGTTGATACAAACGAAGTTAATAAATTTGAATTTAATTTATTTGAAGTTCCGTGAAATAAAAATAGCGATTTACTATAATCATTATTTTTGCCTGTTGCTTGTATATTAGTTAATATAGTAATTAATCGGTGTTTAACTGCATCACTTAAGTTAAAATTAGGATCAAGAATTAAATTACTTAATTCTAAATTAAGATTTTTACTTAATGGATGTCTTCCTCCGTTTTTATACTTGTGTTCAATTTCAGATAGCTTATCTCTATTTATATTATATGTTTGAATATCTATTAATTTAAATAAATATTGAAATGCATTTACTGAACTTCTATTTACTGTGCCATCAAAAGGACCTACAATAGGTGTATTTGTATTATTATTATTAAATATCACATTATGATATAATAATGTTGCAAGATCATAACATTCATTTCGTTTTATATTAGGAATTTTTTGTTCTAATTCAATTATTTTATTTGCTGAATCTGGTTCAATTATTTCAATATTAGATGCAAAATCACTAGCAAATGTAGTTAGGAATGCAGTAATATAGTTAAGTTTATTATTTGTTTCAGTATCATCTTGATATGAATGTGCAAAATATTTAGGAACAGTTTTATTACTATTTTTAATAACTGTTGAAATTTGATCTAATCTATCTAATGATAAACGTGATTTACCATATGGACAGAATTCTATGATATTTTTTTTATAAGATAATACATATATTCTATTAAATATAGAATTACTTAATATTATTGTTTTATCTTTAATGTTAATACCATCGTCATCTGAAACTATATCGGTATAATTATAAATACTATAAGATATTGGTAATTTATTTTCAACTATGTTAACCAGTATGTATGTATTAGCACTACGTAAATCGTCTAAAAATTTATCATCGTAAAAAGCCATTGTAGATTTGCTATTAACATTTAATAAATTGAGTATAATATAACAATGTTTGCAAACTGTATCAAGGTCGATAGTTTGTTTCTTTTCAATTTGCGAACAAGATGTAATATAGTTTTTAAAATAAGTTAAATATATTGCGTCAAGTTCAGTCTCTTCAAATAACTCAGTTAGTTTATCTTCTGTATAATTTAATTTTAGATCTTTAAACTTAGTAAGAATATCGGTATAATTATTTTTAATAGCTGGTGGTTTATCACATAATGTTTTTATTTCTACAACTTCTTCAACGTCCTTTATATTTTTATCATAATAACAGGAATATAATAAATATTTTGTAATTGGACTGGTATAAAGTATACCTTTTTTTGATACTGGATTTGTAATTTGATGTTTTGTTCTGTTTCCATTTGCAATTTTTTGCATTACATCTTTACATTGATCAACAACATACATACAATCATTAGTAGTTAAATTATTATATGGTTTTTTTTGAGCTGTAGTTTTAATTGTATCAACAATACCCTCAAAACTTAGTTTTTTAAGTTTTGCAGGTGATTTTTTTCTTGCAGCAGGTGGTGATGGTAGAGGTAATGGTGATGATGGAAGTGATGATGGTGGAGATGGTGTTCCTGGAGGTCCGTATTTTGGTGAAGATGATTGTTTTTTAACTTTTGCACCAGGTGGAGATCCTGGTGGTGATGTTGATGGTGGAGGTAATGGTGATGATGATTGTTTTTTAAGTTTTGCACCAGGTGGAGATCCTGAAGATCCTGATGGAGAAGGTAATGGTGATGATGGATGTTTTTTAAAATTACTAGGTGGTGATAGTGATCCTGAAGATGCAGATGATACTTGTGGAGGTGTTTTATTACCAAATAAATTTCTAGGATTAATCGCATCAGGTAATTTTTTCATTTTATATTTCGTATAACATATTCTAAGTATTTTTTGTGTAATAGGACTATGATATACAATAGGTAATTTTGATTTTGGATTTAAAATAGGTAATCCTTTTTTTATATTTTCATAAATAGTTTTGCACTCTTCTTTAGTAGGATTTACATTTGTGCTTGCTACTTTTTTATTGTGGGATGGAATAGAACTAAAATTAACTTTAGGCATTATTTAATAATATTAAATATTATAAAATAGATAAGATGACAAGTTATGTTTTACCAAATCGTGTAGGATACATTGATTATATACAAAATAAATTTCATCCTAATAAAATTAAAGAAATCAAAAGTAAATCATTTGAACATCAAATATTAATTGATAAATATTTAAATATTAATAGTCCTTATAGAGGATTATTGTTATATCACGAACTTGGAACAGGTAAAACAGCAACCTCAATAACATTAGTAAATCAATATTTAAAAACAAATAAAAAAATATATGTAATACTACCGGCTTCATTGCGTAATAATTATATTAAAGAATTATTACTACATAGTGATTTTAAAAAATATAAATACACAAAACAATGGTTTTTTAATGCTAAAGGTAATGCACAATTAGAAGAAACAGGAAAACTATATAAAGACTGTGATGAAACTGAAAAAGCTGAAATTCATAAAAGTATTAAAGAAATAATTTTAACTAGAATTAATTTTATTCATTATAATGGTCTTACTGAAACTAAAGTTAATGCTTTAAAAGGTAAAATAAATGTAAGGAAATTTAATGAATATTTACAAAAATTAAATTGGAAAAGAGTTTATGGATTAGGTTTAAAAGAAATTAAAGCACAATTTGGTATAAATGCAAAAGTTAATTTTTATCGAGATGCTGAAAAACAAAAATATGTTTTATTACCTAATTTAGTTAAAGGATTAAATGTAAAAGATATTCAAGAAAGTGATAAAGTTAATATTGAAAAAATAATTTCAGCAATTAATACAGAACCATTATTATTCATTGATACATTAAAATTAAAAGATTTTAACATATTTGATTCAGTATTTAGTGATAGTTTAATTGTAATAGATGAAGCACATACTTTTATTAGAACAGTATCAAATAAAAGTAAATTATCAGCACCATTATATGAATATATAATGAATGCTAAAAAATGTAAAATATTATTATTAAGTGGAACTCCTATAATTAATAATCCATATGAAATATTACATTTATGTAATTTATTGCGTGGTCCTATTATAACATATAAAATTCCTGATAAAACTGATTTAGCAAAATATAAAAAATATATTGATACTATTGATAATAATATTATACAATTTTTTCCCGAAAACTTTATTAAAACTGTAGATAATTATATTCATTATGAAAAATGGAAACTTACGGATGTTTTATCAAAAATAAGTGATAAAAAACTTAAAACTATTACTGACTATGCTTTTCCACCTGATGAAGAAAGTTTTAAAAAGTATTTTTATAATTATGTAAATGGTGAACATAATGGTTATAAAAATACTGATCTTTTTAAAAGACGTATTATAGGTTTAGTAAGTTTTGTTGATAAAAATAAAACTGATTTTCCAGAAGAATCTGGATTAATTGTTAAATATGTATATTTATCTAATCCTCAATTTAAACAATTACTAGAAAAATTAAAAATTGAAGATAGTATTGATCAAGGGCTAAAAGTAAAAAAACAAATTAAAAAAAATGCAGATGAATCAAGTGTATATAAAACATATAGTAGAGCAGTAAGCAATTTTAGTTTTCCGGATGGTATTATTCGTGAATTTCCAGCTGAATTTAAGAAAATGTTAACAAACTATGATGATGATACTAAATATGAAGGTGAAAACTATTATGATAAACATTTACAAGATGTTAAACAAAAATTTATTGATAAGGTTGGTAAAATTGAAGATATAAAAGAACGAAATGATTTACTACAAGATTGTAGTGCTAAATATATGGAAATGATTAAAGATATTAATGATACAAATGGAAAAGTATTAGTATATTCTCAGTTTAGAACATTAGAAGGTGTTGGTATGTTATCTGTATATTTAGATTTATTAGGTTTTGGTAAAGTTGAAATATCTAAAGGTAAATTTAATATTCCTACAGATAGTGTTAATTATATGATTTATGATCTAGATAAAGATATAGCGGATAAACAAATTAAGTTATTTAATAGTAGTGATAATATTAGAGGTGAAAAGATCAAAATATTAATAATTACACTAAGTGGTGCTGAAGGTATAAGTTTAAAGAATGTTAGATCTGTTTTAATGTTAGAACCACATTGGAATATGACAATTTTAAAACAAGTAATTGGTCGGGCAGTTCGTAATCATAGTCATTCAAGTCTTAAACCTGAAGAACGTAAAGTTAAAACATATTTGTATTTAACTGAAGCCACGGAAACCCAGAAAGCTGATGAAACTTTTAGACTAAAACATAAATCTAAGACTACCGATCAAGTTATATTTGAAAAAGCGGAATTAAAACAGAAGAATATTGATCAATTACTAAGTTTAATGAAAGAAAGCGCATTTGATTGTAATATTCACGCTAAGAAAAATGGTTTAGATTGTTATAAGTGGGCTTATAATTTAAATAAAAACTTAGAAGCTTATAAACCAAATATAGATGACGAAATTAAACATATGACTCATATGAATTATGAAAAAACTAAAAAAATAAAAGGAACACTTGTTACTAAAAATGATATTAAATGTGTAGAATATAATGGTAAATATTATGATTATGATGCTTATGTTGATTCAAAACAGCTTATACCAATTAATTTTGATTTATTTAAATCAAAGTTAGATTATAAACCAATTAAAGATCTACCTAAAGATCCTAAAGATTCACCTAAAGATTCACCTAAAGATTCTCCTAAAGTTTCACCTAAAGATCCTAAAGATTCACCTAAAGATCCTAAAGTTTCACCTAAAGATCCTAAAGTTTCACCTAAAGATCCTAAAGTTTCACCTAAAGATCCTAAAGTTTCACCTAAAGTTTCACCTAAAGTTTCACCTAAAGATTCTAAAGATTCTAAAGATTCTAAAGATTCACCTAAAGCAATTAAAGATAATTTTGCTATAACAATAGATTCAAATGATCCACTACTTGATCCAAAGTATAATACAAAGTATAAAGTAGTTGATGTTGATGGTGATGGAAGTTGTTTTTATCGTGCTATTTATGTAGTTTTAAAACATAAAAAAAAAATTATGAGTTTTGTTAAATGTTTTAATTTAAGATCAGGATTGAAAGAAACAATAACAGAACAAGAATTTGTAAATTGGTTAAGAATTGAAACATTAGCAAAAAAAACAGGAAAAGGAAATGATAAAGGTATTTCTAAAAGTACTTTTGAATATTTAAGTACTTTAGAAATTAAAGAATATAAAACACAAATACATCAAGCGTGGCAAATTAAAGAATTAGAAAAAAAACCAAAATCACTAACTGAATTTAGAAAAATAATTGCGGAATATATAAGTGATACAACTAAATATGCAAATCAATATGATAAAGACTTAATTGATGCATTTATAGGAGGTGTATTTAAAATAAATATTATGCAAACATTACCTGAATTAGATTATAATTTTGAAGAAAATACGATATATTTATTACGTATAAATAATAATCATTATCAAGCAATTTTAGTTATATAAAATATTAATAACAATTTTAAATAAATAATGAGATGCATTTATAGAGATATTAAATCAAATGGTAAACGTTGTTCAAATGAATGTTGTTTATCTAGCAATTATTGTATTCAACATATACATATTAAAAATCCAATATTTATATATTTGCTTGCGTGTCAATTGGATGATAATAAACCATTACAATTTAGAGATATTATTAGTTTATTTATATATATGTATAATAACAATATTGAGAATAGATTTAATATTTTATCAACTATTTTTCGTAATAGAACAAAATTATATTTATGTTTAGGATTTGGATATAAAATATCTACTGTTAAACAATTTTCACGTAAAACAATTTTACAATTAATTTATAATAAATTAGAATATTATGCTTCTGTGTTTAATTTAAAAGCAACAAATAGAAAAATAACAATAGTTCAAAAATTATGGAAAAAATATATGAGTAAAATATCTGGAAGTAATCTTGGAGATCCTATAAATTCTGTAGAATTATTTACATTTGATGATATTTGTGATATAGAATATCCATTTTATATTATTGATGAAAATAAAGTATATGTATTTGAAAGTTTAAATCTTTTATATCATATTAAAGCTAATAATTTATGTGTTAATCCTTATACAAATAATAAAATTAATGATTCTGTAATTGATAGATTATACCATTATATCTATATCAAAGAAATATATTTGGATGATGAAGAATATAAATGGTTAACAACAATAAATGCTTATACGGATATATCATTACGATTAGATAAATTAGGTTATTATACAGACATAAGATGGTTTATATCATTAGATTATTATACAATAGTAAATGTATTAAATAGTTTTCATTCTTATGTAATAGGATCATCTTATATGTGTTGTGTTGATTTTTCCGATGAATATCCAGATTATATTTATAAGTTTTGCGAAATGATCTTAGAAATGCTTGAAGATAATGATGCTAGCACTTATGGATTTATATTATTTAAATCATTATCAGATAATTCTAAAATATTTCATAATAATTCTCCAAATTGGTTAGAAATATAATATATAATAATAAAATGAATGACACTGAACGTATTAGACTAATAGTATTTTCTGCTGTATTATTTTTTATTTTAACTTTACCATTTACAACTGAAACAATAATAAAAATATTTGAATTATTATTTGGTTTTCATAACATTAATACATTTAAATGTATTCATACGAATAATTATTCTATTTTTGGTAGAATAGTTATTAGTATTATATTTGGAATTATATTATTACTTCTTCTTTGAAGTCTTAGATTTAACTGGAACTTTCTTAATTACTGGTTTTACTGGTTCTTCAGAACCATCTGAGTTTTCAGAATTCTCATCTTCATCACTATCTTTTTTATTAGATTTTTGATCATCACTATCATCGTCATCATCTTCATCTTCACTATCTTTAGGAGTATTCTTGACAGTATCCTTTGAAGGAGTATCCTTTGAAGGAGTATCCTTTTTAGATACTTCCTTGCGGATTTCATCATCAATATCATCATCTTCAATAACAGCTGAAGACATTTTATTTGCTACAGTTGTTTCATCCTCACTATCAGAACGAAAATCATCTTCATCTTGTGAGGGAAATGAAATCTTGATCTTAGAAGCCTTAGCAGATACACCAAAATGCTTGTTGATGAAATATACTGCAGATACACGGAAACATATCTTTACATAAGCACCCTTAAGCTTATCTTTAATTTCATTAAAATCATATTCTTCATTTGTAGTCATATCTTCAATTTTAATATTGTATTTATCATTATCATATGGAATCTTGACCTTAATAGTGGGAGGATATTTGTTTTCCTTGCTGGATTTAACAAAAGGATTAAAGGCTTCACCAATCAATTGTTCCACAATAGCAGAAGACTTTCCAGAGAAATTAGGAAACCAATTATCAACGTTACAAATAACGTGATCATTTATGTTTTTCTCAAGATTTTTCATATTTTCCCAAAACTTATTCAATTTAACATCATTTTCATAATCTCCAAAAGAAAGAGTAAGATAATCAGACCTTTCGCCATTATAACCAGTACCAAAAGCATATGGAATACTCATAAGAGGTGTTTGGATAATAAAGCGACTATTCTGTTCTCCATAAGAAACATTAGCCATTTGACCACCACTGTCTAATTTACGAAGACTACCAATGTTAATTTTATCAAAATTAATTTCATCTTTAAACCCTCTAAGCGTACTAGAACTCATTGTATTAATACTTAATTAATTCTAAAAGGTTTATATCATTTTTATATGTTTTAATTTTTTTTCCATTTAAAGTTGCAAGATAAGCAAGTGTATGCTGTACTAGATCCTTCATCTGCTTTACGACTTTGAAATTCATAATATACAATTTCACGAGATTTACATTTTCTACAAACAATTTTATCACTCATAGATACTAATCTACTTTCGTATGCTGATTTGAGTTTATCTTCGTATTTTTCTAATAGATCTTTCCAATTTTCTGGATTTAATTGCTGTGGTTTTAAAAAAGCAATATCATTTGCATTTATTTTTTTTGTTTTAATATCATTAATTAAATGAATACTATGTTCTTTAAGATTTGAATAAATACTTAAAGATTTTTGTAAATAAATATTTTTAAATATATCAGATTCCCAATTACACGGAATGTTTTTATTTCTACAATATGAAATTGTAGAATTATAAATACTAATTTCAATATTTAAGATCTCTTTTGGTTTAATTTTACGATTTAAAAGTTTTTTTAACATTTCTTTAACATTTTCACGTAGATCAGTCATTATAATATTAACTATTATAAAGTCATTTTTATATAATAAGCAAATAAAATGAGTGCTTTTATTATATAATGAATCAATAAGTTAAAATTACATTAGATCAATATCATAATTATAAAAACACTAGAAAATATCATACAATAATGTAATTTATTAGTATTCATATAAAAAGGTAAGTCTTCGCATAAGAATGATATAATCCATTGATTATATTTATTTAAAAAAAAAATAGTTATATGAACAAAAAGGAATAATAATATAAAGATAATCTGTTAAGAACCGAAAAGTGAATATAATAGATTTTATTATATAATGAAGCAAAAAATTAAAATGACATTAGATCAATATCATAATTATTTATCTAGAGTATTTATAATAGAAACTCCAAAATTTTTTATATGTTCAAAATGTAATTATAAAAGCACTAGAAAATATCATACGAGAATGCATTTTATTCGTATTCATATAAAAAAAGGAAAACCTGTTCATAAAAAACGTAAGTTTTTTTAGTTTTTTATATAAAAAATGATATACCCAATTGTGTATATTTATCTAAAAATAAAATAACTTATATGAACAAAAAGGAATAATAGTATAGCAATAGAGAAGACAATCTGTCAAGAACCTAAAGGTGAATCGCTGTGTTGTTATAACTACCTGAGTAGTGATTATAAGGGATTTTATTATTTGTATATAAAATAATTGTAAATAATGTAAATAAATGGTAACCTGGAATTATCTTACTATTAGTATAGCAATTAATAATTTTGCAAGATATACAAATACTGCGGAAGGTCGTAGGATTGCTACAAATGATATTTGTGATAGGGTAAATGCTTATGTTCCTTGTAATAATAAAACTGAAATTCTTAAAAAATTTGTAGAAGATGCAAACAAAACTAATTCAATTGAAGAGTTTAAAACAGTTGCTGGTGATCTTTTATTAGTTATTAATCGTAATTGGACTGATAAGACTGATCAAAATCCTGAATAACACTATCAATATCATTTATAAGTGTAGGAACTGAATTACAAATAAACATTTTAATAAATTGTTTAATATCTTCTGCTGTTTTAGAAATATCTATAATATTATTCATTTGTTTTTTTATAACTTCATCCATTGTAGAAGCTTCAATTATATTTGTATCAAAACGATAAATACAAGCATATTTATTATTTGTATTTGTATTAGGATCCATACGATTCTTTAGCACATCTGCATCAAATACCAATACACCTTTTTTATTTTCAATATCTTTAAATCCAACCAATTCAGGTGTTGCTTTTTGTGTTTCTTCTTCTCCTAATTTTGTATAGTTTAAAGCACAATAAGTAATATCTTCATCCAAATTAAGTAGATAAGCAGTTAAGAATGCTGTTTTATGTGTATCAAATGTTCCAAAAACAATTGTATTTGGTTTAGGCGACATTAATAATTATGTAAATTATCATCATTTTTTTAAGGATTAAAATATAAAAATATATATATTGTATGTTATATATAACTATACTGGTATTATTTTAATTTTAATAGGTTTTTTTGTTTTATAATTAACAATATTATTACTTGAATATATAAATATTTTTTCGTAATTTTTCATAAATTCTTCATCCGTAAATAACACATATTCATCCCAGTATTCTTCACTATCAGAATCTTCTAGTTTTTTCATATATTCTTCTGTATTCTTGTAATGATATTCCTTTAGCTGTTTGATAACTGTATCCATCTTGTTAAAACATAACTAATTATATCATTTTTTTAGTAAATAAGTATATTTATTTACAAAATAATTTTGTATAATTTTTATCATTATTACGATAAAAATGATATAAAGAAAAAGTAATATATATAAATGACGTCTTGCAAAGTTAATTGGGATAAAGTCAAAGAACTGGGTATTGAGATTACTCCAAGAGCCCCAAATCTTAAAAAAACAAATATAAAAAAACCTACATATAAAAGAAATGAAAACAACTACCGATACAAGTGGTGTGATGGACAATTACTTAGATATAATATAAAAACAGGAACCTATAGTTAAATTACCACTACTGAACATCCTTCATCTTCAGTTGGATATTCGAATCTTTTATTAAATATATTAAAAACTATAGCAGGAACCGGTTTATCTCTTTTATTGTTTTGTAATAATGCTTGTTCTTTAGATACATTTATATATATACATCTTACAGGTATATTATAACTATTTGCTATATCTATAAATTTTTTACGTTTATCCTTAGTTGGATTAGTAGCATCTATAACAATTGAACTTTCACCTATATTTTTATTTATTTCTTTAATAATTTTTGCCTCTGTTTTTAATTCATCACCACTCAATATTTTATAATTACTAAAATTATTCTTTACAAATGTTGATTTACCACTACCCGGAAATCCAATCATTATTACCATTTCATTATGTAATACTTTCTGTATATTATTTTCTTTTATCTCAATTGGAAATATTATTTCCGGTTCTATTACTTTTATACCTATATTATTACCAAATAATAGATCTACATTAGACCAATCACCATTACGTCCTAAAGCATCTCCACAATAAAAAGATTTATCTACTTTCCATTTGTTTTTTATATTTTCTATAAATAATTTTGGATTTGGTTTATAATATTCTTTTTCAAATGCTATATTTATCATTATAGGTATATCTAACAACGATAATACATTTATTATTTGATCTTTTTTCCATTTTTTACTTTGATTTGTAAATATTACAATTGCATACTTATTATTGTATAGCTTTTTTAATATTTCTGGAACATTTTCACGCAACCATATCCAATCATCAATATCTTTTGGAACTACGTTATTTTTACCTTTCGGTTTTATAATTGTTCCGTCATAATCAAAACAAGCCAAATTTTGCCTAAATCTAAACTTACCAATTGTAAAAGATTCCATTTTTTATATATTTATATATTAAATCATTTTTTTTACATATGCAATACTAGTGGATCTTCAGCTAACATATCCTGTATCAATTTTTTTATATTTTTATTCGGGATTAATACAGATTTATCTAATTTTTCACGTGTTAAAGGACTAGTAGCATCTTCAAACCTTTTAAATAAATCTTCCAAACTACTTAGTTCATATGTATTACCATCACTTGCTATTACTGGATTCATCATAATAGATAATGAAATTGGACATTTATATTCTACCGGTATTTCTTTTCTTATTTTTTTTATGGGTTGTTCATCATCTACGTATTCTTTTTCATAACGTTTTTTATTAGTTTGTTTTCCATTTTTCCAAATAGATTTATATATAGTTCCATTACCATCTGTTATTAAAATATTACCATCTTTTAGATCATCTTTCCAATTACCTTCATATTTTGTATTTGTCTTATAACAAAAATATATACCAAATCCTTCTTTTTTAAAATTTACATAATTACCTTCATATGTATCACCATTTTTATAACTACATTTTCCATAACCTGTCAAAATATCATCTTTAAACTCAGCTTCATATGTTCTAAGAATACGATTGCATTTTTTACTTATAAATACTGTCAATACACCTTTACCATTTCTTTTATCGTTTTTGAAATAACCATCATAAGTTTCATTATTTGCATATGATTTTCCATAACCTTCGCGTTTGTTATTAACAAACATACCCGAATAATAATTACATTGGGCATAATACAATAAACCTTTTCCATTATACATATCATTATCCCATTCACCTGAATATTTTGGATTTACTTTACAATGTTTTGTATCATATGATTTTCCTATTCCTGATCTTTTATCATTCTTAAAATAACCTTCATATACTAAACTATCATTGTCATATAATAACCCTTTGCCTTCTCGCAAACCTGATTTAAAATTACCTTTAAATCTTGTTTTTCCAGTATTTTCATATATTTCTCCATATCCTTCATATTTATTATTAACAAAATTACCACTATAATATAAATTATTATTTACATAAATAGTTCCTTTTCCTTGTATAGAAGGTCCTTTAAAAATACCAATATATTTTATATTAAATGTATTATTGCTTTGCGTACAATACTTTATACCTTCACCATTCTGTATTCCTTTTGTCCATAATCCGCAATATTTAAAAGTTGTAAATATACCAATTCCATAGCCATCTGGTAAGTTATCTGCATTTACCTCACCCGTATATTTATATTTTCTTTTAATAGTAGGATCTTCAGTTATTGTATCAATTAATAATGTTTTAAATACTATACTATCAATATCAATTTCGTCTCTCAATGGCATTTAATTTATTTAATTAATATTATCATTTTTATATGTATGTATAATTTGAAATATATTTATTTAAATTACCTTGAATTAGATATCCTATTTCATTGTGTATTATTTCTTTTTTTGTTGGTTTATATTGTCTATTCCATCCTTCATATAATTCTATATCACCAAAATTTGTATAATTATATTTATCTCTCATATACAATATAGATCGCGCAATTATACCACGATCTTTTTTTCTTGGATAAAATATTTTATTCTTTTTACATATTATATTATCTTCATATTTATAACAACTTTTAGGTAATACTCCATATTCATAATTACATCTTAATTGATTCATTTTATCTGTTGTTGAATAAATATTATGAATATCCCTTGCGTGAATATGATGTCGCATATAAGAAATTGGTAATATATGCTCTAATGTGCTGTTTAATATAAAGTTTGTATATAAAAATGGTAATAATGGAGATTTACGTAATATCATTTTAGATGCTATCGATAATTTCATA